TCCAGAAGACATGCGCCGTGCTTGCCGTATACTTCAGCGTAGCCTGTGTAACATTCTTGACTATCAAGACTTTCTCTCCATCCAGTCTAAACTCTCAAACGATGAGATCCAACCCTTGGGCATCGGAATCACCAACCTTGCCTACTGGCACGCCAAACGAAGCTTCAAGTACGGAGAACGAGATGCCTTGGCTGAAGTCAAGACGTGGATGGAACATCAAGCCTACTACTTGACCGAAGCCACTGTGGAACTGGCCAAGGAACGTGGTCGTTGCTTAGACTCGGACAAAACACGCTATGGTCGGGGCGAGTTTCCTTGGGAACGCAGAGCCAAAGGTGTGAATGAACTCACAGACTTCACACCTGATCCTGGATTGGACTGGAATACCTTGCGTGGCAACATGCGAGCATACGGTGTACGCAACGCCACCTTGATGGCAGTGGCACCTGTTGAAAGCAGCAGTGTTGTTATCAACTCAACCAATGGCATTGAAATGCCCATGAGCCTGATTTCAGTTAAAGAATCAAAAGCAGGTAGCCTCACACAAGTGGTGCCTGAATATCATAGACTCAAAAACAAATATCAAATGATGTGGGCGCAAAAGGATTGTGTGGGCTATTTAAAAACAGCCGCGGTGTTGGCAGCATATATTGATCAATCAATCTCCACAAACACATTTTACAATCCAGCACACTGGCCAGATCGTAAAGTACCCACCACGCTGATTGCTCGAAACCTAATGCAAGCACATCACTGGGGCATCAAAACATTCTACTATAGCCTGATCAACAAACAAGGTGCCAAGGCCGATAAAGAAGATGCGCCCCTCGAGGTCATTGATTTTGATGATGCGGAAGACTGCGAAAGTTGCAAACTATGACCATGGATTTTTTAAACAGTATTGATTTTGAACATCACAACGGGGTATTGTTGAGCATGATCAATGACTATCTACGCAATGACTTCTATGACAAAATGTTGGCATCCCATGTGTCAGGTCAACCATGTTTGGACATAGGATTTGGCACAGGTTTACTCACTGTGTTGGCACTTAAACATGGGGCAACCTCCGTGGTGGCCTATGAATCAGATTCTGACCGTTTTGTGTTGGGTCAATACATCATTGATCTATTGGGTTTACAACAAAAGGTGCATCTCATCAACGAAGAATACAACCACACCAAAGGCCTACACAATGCCACTGTTGTTTTCACTGAAACACTAACTGGCAACCTATGGGGTGAGGGACTGTGGCACAGCATGCCGCGTGATCCAGGTGTTTGCTTTTTGCCATCTCAGTTGTTTTTAGAATTTTATGCAAGACCAGTGAGTGAGGCATTTGCCCGTGGGTTGATTCAAGAAGTCAAACCAGATGCACCATTGACTTTTGCCCCAGGCATAGATATTGATTCGAGATTTGTTGCTGCTGTAAATCTCTTTATGGCCAAAAAATATCAACACCCCATAAAGGCCAAAGACAGCACTAAACTTGAACAGGGTATTGTTCACTTCCCCCGACAACAAAACACAGTATGGGGCTGGATACCACACATTCGAATGTCTGCTACTGGCACTTGTGTGGCTCGATACACCTTGGATACCCAAAAAGTTACAATTAATGACAACCCCATTGATTTTGGTCAACTGAAATATCGCATGCACATAGACACATCTGCCTGGTCCCAATCATTGATTTTGTTAACTCCCAGAGTTGGCATGCAACATGGTACAAATGTGATGTATCTTGACACTGGACACTGGGGACCAGCCGAAAACCCTGTGTTGCTGAATTGTGTCAATCAAAATCTCACAGTGACACACAATTTAAAATACGGAAGAATAACCTATAATTTGGAGCAACAATGAGCCAAGCACAATACAATCTAGCCACCAAAACAGACTACCTGCATCGCAAGATGTTTTTGGATCCAGCAGGTCCTGTGACCATACAGCGATTTGAAGAAGTCAAGTACAACAAACTTGTGAAGTTCGAACAAGAGGCACGTGGCTTCTTTTGGATCCCTGAGGAAGTGTCGCTTACCAAAGATGCCAACGACTTCAAGGAATCAAGTGATACTGTGAAACATATCTTTACCAGCAACTTGCTAAGACAAACAGCACTAGACAGTTTGCAAGGACGTGGACCAGCACAGGTGTTTACTCCTGTTGTGGGCATTCCTGAACTGGAAGCCTTGATGTACAACTGGAGTTTCTTTGAAACCAACATTCACAGTAGAAGTTACAGTCACATTATTCGCAACATCTACAACGTGCCCAAGGATGTGTTCAACACCATCCACGACACCAAAGAGATTGTGGACATGGCATCAAGTGTGGGCAAATACTACGACGAGTTACACAGAATAAATTGTCATAAAGAATTAAGCAGTGAAATGACAGGTATGGTTCTCGAACAAGAACATATCAAAGCAATTTGGCTTGCCCTCAACGCAAGTTACGCATTGGAGGCATTCCGCTTCATGGTAAGTTTTGCTACGTCATTGGCCATGGTAGAGAATCGCATCTTTATTGGCAACGGCAACATCATCAGCCTAATCCTGCAAGATGAAATCCTGCACAAGGACTGGACTGCTTGGATCATCAATCAAGTTGTGAAAGAGGATCCGCGATTTGCACAAGCCAAAAAAGAGTGCGAAGCCGAAGTTTATCAACTGTACCTGGATGTGATCCGCGAAGAAAAAGCCTGGGCTGACTACTTGTTCCAGAAAGGTCCTGTGATTGGACTCAATGCCAACATTCTCAAAGACTTTGTGGACTACACCGCAGTGGGCGCACTCAAAGAGATTGGTGTCAAGTATCTGGAACCTGCACCACGTAGCACACCAATTCCCTGGTTCATGAAGCATGTGGACACGTCAAAGAAACAAACTGCACTGCAGGAGAACGAATCAACTAACTACGTTATTGGCGTCATGAGTGATCAACTGGACTACGACGAATTACCAGATTTATAAAAGGAAAAAACATGAAAGCCATAGTATGGTCCAAGGACCAATGCGCCTTTTGCGAACAAGCCAAAGGCCTGTTGGAAAGTCGAGGCATTGAATATGAAGTGCGCAACATCAGTCACGACTGGACACGTGAACAACTATTAGAAGCAGTGCCAACTGCCAGATCAGTACCACAAATCTTCTTGGATGAAGAATACGTGGGTGGATTTAACGAACTTAGAAAGAAACTAAATGGTTGAAATAGGAAAAACATACACCATGCGCATGGGCTATGGTGAAGAGATAGTGGCAAAAATCACAGCATTTGACAGCAGTACTCTCACGTTGAGCAAGCCTGTGGCAGTGGTGCCTGGACAGCAAGGTATACAGTTGATGAATAGTTTGTTCACAGCAGATCCCGAGGCAGAAGTCACGGTAAATAGATCTAGCGTGGCCATGATTGCCCCTGTGCGTGAAGACGTTGGGGACAGTTATTTGGAAGCCACAACAGGTATCAAGCCTGTGCGCAGTAAAATCTTAATGGGATAAAATGCCAGCAGTACAACGACAAGGTGATCCAAACACGTCAGGAGGAATAAACACTTCAGGTGTGGCTTCTGTACGAGTAAACGGCCGTCCCATTGTTATACCTGGTATTGGGGTTACACCGCATCCTTGTTGTGGATCACCCGGTTGCGGTATACACTGTTCGGCAGTGACCTCAGGTGGATCAGGCACAGTACGTGCTGGCGGACGTCCTGTGATACGTGATGGTGATGCAGACACTTGCGGACATCCTCGCACAGCAGGATCTGCTTCAGTGAGGGCAGCATAATGACACAATCAGTGGCAACACCACTGCAACTGTGGGCTGGTGTGGGCATGTATGCCGGCAATGCCATCACAGCCAACACTGCTTTGGCCAACAATATTGCTGCTTACAATGCATTGGTACCTGTGGCCAATTTGTTGCTGACCATTGGGTTGGCCACCAGCAATGCAAATCTTGGTATCACTGCTGGCACTATAGCTAATCTCAAAACCATTGGTGCCAGTGTGAGTGGCAACTACTGTCCGGCTTTGGGAGACAGTGTGCCCAGCAATGTGTCATGGACTGTGGGCAATGCAGGTTATGCCACCAGCATAACCACAGCAGCCAGCACTTATCTTGGTGGAGGAGACTTTGGTAAATTTGCACAGGCATTCGGCGCAGCACAAGGCTATATCAGTCTCACCAATGGTATTATCAACAGTGCAGTCAACGTCAACAGTGATGATTATCTTGGTCCCACATTTACCAACATGGACGACACCATTTCTGGAGACATCTACAAAGTCAACTTGGCCGGACCGGCATTCGGTGCAGATCTAGCCAACATTGGTTGTGCAATCAAGTTCACTAGATTAGAACGTATTGGCACCCCTGCGGGATTGCTGCAAAATTTAGCCGAATGTGGCAACATGTTGAATGGGTCTACTCCTTGCGTAACTACCGCATTAAAATCTGAAGGGTTAACTGACCAAGATATTTCAGATCTTGTGAATGACAATGTGCAAAGCCTGTACAATCAGAATGGACTTACACAAAATCAATTTGATACTTTACAAAAACGTGCATATCCAGCATTGGTTAATGTTACTGGTGATTGCTTGGCCGAAGTTCTGTCAATTTTGGATTGCACCACTCCCAACATTGCCACCATGGCAGATCTGCTGAATCCCGTAAAATTATACCCTACCAGTTTTAGCAGTTTGACGTTGCCCACCCCTAATGGTCCTGTGTTGATCTACAACACTGATGGCAGTGTCAACAGTGCGATTGAGCCCATATTAAATTCTGGCACAGTGAGTCCCAAGGGCTGTGACGACTTGGCCAAGATTGTGCCATCAGCACAGGCACAGGCCAATCGCGCACTACAAATTGCCTATCAACAGGTCAAGGGCATAACTGGCACCACCACACAACAACTGGCGACAATACTGCAATGACCACACTCACACAAACAGCAGCCGAAACAGCAGCCTACACAAAAAAACTAGGCACACTCAAGGGTCTTGATTTGATCAACGCACCTTCGTCTACACCTGTACCTGATGCGGTGCCCACATACTATCTCACTCAATTGGCCAAAGGATCTGGACCCAATGGCACGTTCTTGACCACAGACTTTTTTGGATCAGCGGCCGGCATTCCTTATAATGATTATTTGACCACAGTCACTAGTACCATCTCTGCACAAGTTACCGCTGGAAATCTTAGCGCACTCAACACCATATACTCTCAAATGGTTGAAGTTGTCACCAGTGGATATGGTATTCCTCCTACTATAACCATACCAAGTGGTCCGGCCGCAGGTGTGTATCTCACATACAATGCTGCATTGGCTGCATTGATCCCGGCCGCTGATGCAGCCATTGGCACAGCCATCGCAGCCATGGGTGCCAATACCACCGCCACACTGAACACTGTCTGGACTGAGATGACCACACACAGTGCCAATGAAGACACATTTCAAGCCTTGGCTTCGATTGACTATGCCACACTCACAGCCGGCGCACAATTGCCTATCACGGCTTTTATTCCTGCCTTAGCCGGTTATGGTCAAGAAACACAACAAGGCATGGCTGCTGAATTTTTAGAAGCCATTGCCAACACTGCCAACCAATATGGGCAGGCCATGGTGGGTGCGCTACGTGAAGGACGCAACACCGCAGGCATCAATGCAGTGAACTTGAAAATTGACAATGCAGTACCCAGCCTGCCCAATGCTGTACCTCCACAGGCCACACTGAGTGACAGCACATACACACCTGCACAAGCACGGGCACAAGTACAAACCTAAAAAGTAGTACTTTTTTGCTACTTGACCAATAATTCCCAATTTGCTATAATATAGACATAGAGTAGCAAAAAGGAGCCAAAATGACTGCACTAGTTGAATACACATTGGAACTGTACAAATCTGACAAACGTGTCAAAGGCGGTAAGCGTCTTGTTGCAAAAGAAGAATTTGCTCCTGTTACCAGAGCCTATATCCGGGCTGTGATTGAATCCAAAACTAAATTGGGTTTCATTGTGGAACCCCATGAGACTTGGGTTACCAAACGCAACATGATGACTGGTAAAACATACCAGGAACGTTATGACACGCCTTACTTCTGCTCACCCTCGAGCGAAACTTTTTGGAGCATGTAATCATGAAAAAACTTTTAATTACATTGGGGTTGGTTGCAAGTTTTTCTGCTAATGCTGGTACATACGCAGAAAATTTAGAAAAAATAAAAAATGAAGACCCTGGATTCTATTCTCTTTATATTAGCAAACCAAGTCCAAAACTTATATACACCTGTGGTGTAATTACCTTAGAATACAGTGAACAATATAAACAAAATTTATTGCTTACCAGACACGCCGGTAGCGGAATGGTTTTTAATCGTGATGTCCAAACATTGATTAATATAGCACAAAATTCTTGTTCCGCAAAAAATGCCAATTTAACCATTGATGTTCTTACATATAACAAATAACAAAACTAGAGTATTACCTTTTTGGCGGTTGACCAATAATTGCCAAAATGCTATAATATGAACATATTGTAACAAAAGGAGCCTGAAATGACATACGCAACAATCCAAGAAGTCAACACTGCCATCATGTTTAGCAATTTCTCAAACGAACAACTGGACTCAATTACCAGTGCTGTACAGTATGCTCGTGCCCAGCTTCGTGCAGTGAAGATCCGTGAGTTCACCAAAGGTGACACAGTGAAGTTTCACAGCACCAAACGTGGTGTCACAGTGAAGGGCATAGTGACCAAGGTTGCTATCAAGTATGTCACAGTCAAAGACGGTGTGACGCTGTGGAAAGTGCCAGCCAACATGTTGGAGGCCGCATAATGAATGAATGGATCTTACTCGTTGCTTTTATCAGCCCTGGTGGCAACTTCATGGACAAAGTGCCTGTGACCATGCCCACCAAAATTGCATGCGAGCGAGCAATCAAAAAACTGCCCAAAAAAGGTGAGCACCCAATGGGCGTACAGTATCGCGGCGTGTGTGTCACACAGGCACACTGGAATGGCACTGAGCCAATGAAAAACGTTCCACTTGATTGACGGAGACAAACATGGGACTTGACATGTACGCATACGTGGCCGCCCGAGCAGGCCAGCAAGATGAATTTTACGAAGGTGCAGAGTGGGATCCAGATCATAAAGAGCATCGCAACCCCAACGTCAACCGGCCAAGAGAAATTGCCTACTGGCGCAAGCATCCTAACCTGCATGGTTGGATGGCACAACTGTGGCTTCTACGTGAAGGCAATGCTCTGAGAGAAACAGACAACTTCAATGGCATTGAACTGGAACTCACCGCCGAGGACTTGGACAACTTGGAGTATGCAGTACAAAACGATCAACTGCCAGGCACATCGGGATTCTTTTTTGGCAATGACGCAGACGATTACTACAAGCCTAACGATTTGAAGTTTATTCAGGAAGCCCGTGCAGAAATGTTTTTGGGTTTGAAAGTATTCTATAACTCATCATGGTAACACTGTAAATATATGAATGACATTGACTTCACACACAAACAATTCAACGGTATTACTGTGGCAGCCGATTGGATAAGAGACTTAGAAGCATCTGACAGTCGCTTGCACAAAGAGCGTGTGATTGAAAAAGCATTGTTGGCCTCAAAGTTGGGCAGTGCCAATGCACAATGTTTTTTGTTCAACTGCTATCAAGCATACAATCCCTACTACACATTCCATGTGAAACAAGTGCCCGAGAGTTCTGGCATTGAACATGCCGAAAATCCTTGGCCTGTGTTTTGGGGCTTGCTGGAAGGCCTGCGCACACGATCGTTCTCAGGACATCGTGCTCGAGACGCCATCTTGGAAACAATGAAACGCTTTGATAGTGTAGAGTGGAACAATCTCTGCAGACGTGTGTTGATAAAAGACTTGCGATGCGGCATCAGTGAGAAAACTTTGAACAAAGTTTTGGGTAAGACAGAGTGGCGGATTCCTGTGTTTAGTTGCCAACTGGCACAAGACTCAACAGACCAGCCCAAGAAGTTGAAAGGTATCAAGCGCCTGGAATGCAAACTGGATGGTGTGCGTGTGTTGGCTGTAGTACAAGGTACTGATGTCACGCTGTACAGCCGCAATGGCAAACAGTTTGAAAACTTTCCGCAGATTGTGCAAGCCATTGAGGAACATCGCAAGGCATTTTTTAATATTCCCCACGGTGGTCGTTTTGTGCTGGATGGCGAGATTGTGGGTGAGAGTTTTCAGAAATTGATGAAACAAGCACACCGCAAATCAGATGCTGTTACTGATGGCATGGTTTATCATGTGTTTGACATCATACCGCTGGACAGTTTTATCGAAGGTCACTACAACGCACAACAACACAAACGCATTGAGATGTTGGAACGTGCTCGATTGCCTGAAGATGGTCCTATCCAGATCATGAACGGCTTGGATGTGGACTTGGACACAGCCGAAGGACATGACATCATGCAACGCTATGCTGAAGCTGCCGTGGCGGGTGGCTTTGAAGGCATCATGATCAAGAGCATGGATGCACCGTACCTGTGCAAACGCACCGATTACTGGATGAAATGGAAACCCACAATCACAGTTGATTTGAAAATTGTGGGTTTCGAACAAGGTACTGGTCGCAATGCTGACCGGTTGGGTGCTATAATCTGTGAAGGAGATGACAATGGAAGACATATCTGTGTTAATGTTGGCAGTGGCCTGTCTGATGGCGATAGGGATGAGTATTGGCGTAGCCGGAATCTTCTTCTCGGTCATTTGGTTGAGATCCAGGCTGATGCAGTTACGCAAAACCAAGACGGATCATACAGCCTGAGATTCCCAAGATTTTTACGTTTTAGAGATTTTGAAGCCGGAGAAAAAGTTTGAAATATTTTGCCTATGGCATGAACACCAACTTGACGCAGATGGCTGTCCGATGTCCGGGTGCTGTTTGTTTGGGCCCAGCATGGATCGACAACTATGCTCTGGTGTTCCGCCATTTTGCAGACATTGAACCCGAGGTAGACTCATACTGTGATGGTGTGCTGTGGGAAATCACAGATGACAACTTGTCGGCACTGGATCAACTGGAAGGCTATCCGTATCACTACACACGGTTCTCAGTTGTAGTTAATACTGACCGCGGTAGCGATATTGCACTGGTTTATCAAATGGTGGATCAATCATTTGAACAGCCGCCCAGCAATCAATACTTTAACACAGTGTACGAAGGCTATGCACAAAACAGTGTGGACACACATCAACTGATTGAAATCTTGGAGTTATCATGATTTATCTTGGTTTAAGTATAAGCAATCCTTGGGGTCGGCGCTTTGACAATCTGTGGAACAGATCAGGTTTGATTACCAACCACAAGGCCTGGGAAATAGAACTACTGCAAACAAACCAACTGATTGGATTTGAAATCAACTACACCCAGCGTGAGGATCATGCTGGACTCACAGTGGCACTGGCATTGTTCGGCCGTAATATATCATTTCAAATCTACGATACCCGCCATTGGGATTATGTAGGAAAAAATTGGGAATTAGATGTCTGAGCAATATAATGTATCAGGTAGATTATACACATTTGGGTGTAGTATGACCAGGTATCGTTGGCCTACTTGGGCAGACATCGTGGGAACGTGTTGGAATAAATTTGAAAATTGGGCACAACCTGGTGCTGGCAATCAATATATTTTCAATTCCATAATGGAATGTGATGCTAGAAATAATTTCAACAGCAATGATACAATTTTAATCATGTGGAGCGGTATATCACGTATTGATTATTATCAGTCTAATGCATGGGGGAATCTGCATTTAACATATCCAGAAAAAAACAAACCAGAATATCCAGTGTGTTGCCCGGATGGCTATGAGATATTAAGTTTTGCGTACATGAGAGCAATTGAGGAATTTTTAAAATCTAAAAAAGTTACATTTGAAATGTTAGCTTGGCATTCGTACAAATCATCATCTGATGCATACAAGTTATATTCATCTACTATTAAAAATATTAATGTATTATCTTTTGATAGAAAACAAAAAGTTATTAAAAACAACAAATCAAATACATTGACAAAAGAATTATACGATAGGTTGTATGGACCAGATTGGCCATCTCTAGACGACATACAAAATAATTCATACTGTACTACGCCAGAAATTCAAATTGAAATAAACGAATTTTTAGAATTGTTAAAAAAAGATAAAAAATTAAACATGCTTACCAACGAACACGATCGTCATCCAACTCCGTTGTCGCATCTCAAAACAGCACAGAACATTTTTAAAAATTTAACTATTCCTAATAATACTGTTGAATGGATAGAAGATATTGATCAACAATTACTACACGGCAAAACAATAAGTTTTAATGCTAATCTTCCAGCAACCAGATTATGACCAAGAAAATCTACTACGAAAAACGTGGACGTAGGTATGTGCCTGTAATGGAACATGACTATGAACTCATGGATGCCATGCCCCGGGGCAATCATTTGATCATGTGCTATCCTGGTGGCACCAGCACACGCTACAATATTGACCCTGCACTGGCACCAATGATTGCGGCTGGACGTGTGGCTGAAGACAATATGAGTGAGGCTGTGCGTGATGCTAGTGCCATGCGTCCACGCCAGCATCCACTAACCCAAAAACAACAACAGGCTTGGCAACGGTTGAACAAGGCCCTGGGCGATGACGTCTACACCATTGAAATTGCCAGCGCCAGAGACATTGCCGAAGCCGGCCTAAAGGCTATGCAAGCGGAAGCGGAACAATTATTAACCAATCCTGCAGTCAAACTGGCCTACGAGCAGTTTCTCCTGGTGTGCGAATTAACTAAAAAACAAGTTGACAACGCCTGACTCTCACAGTATAATTACTGTGCATGACCAGGGAGGTGGGTGGTTTAATGGGCAGAGTAGGAATAGATCTGTAACCGGTCCTGCTCTGCGCCGTGGCATCAGAAACATAAATCCCGTAGGATGAGACACTGGCTAGACCTGGCAACAGGTCAAAACACTGGCTGGTACCCAGTGGAGTATGCCTTGTAGATAAAAACAGTGATAAGGATAGCAATGTCTGTTGAAATTGAAACCTCTGCGTTGAGTATGTTTGAATCCCTTGACTCTCTTAAATCAACGCCCTTGGTCATGCACCGTATTCAGATTGAGTTGCGTGATGTCAAAGACTGGTATGCAGTTATTCGCGAACTCAATCAAGTGTTTGGAGTTAACAACTGGCGGGGCCAACATCATATCAAACGCCGCCTGGAAAACCTAATCTGGGACGACAGCAAGACCATATGGGTTTGGTTTGATGTACCTGATCAAAAGATTGCCACATGGTTGGCCGTTAAACTAGCCGTCACAGTCCGTATACCACCCGGTAAATAAATCTATGTTCCTCAGTTATTTCACACTATTAACCGCTCTTTCATTGAGCGTGGTTGCGGCCTGGTACAGTATACTAGGCCTTACTGCTATTTTTGCTTCAGCAGTCATACCCATCATCATCATGGGATCCATCCTGGAAGTGGCCAAAGTCACTGTCACAGTATGGCTACACGAATACTGGCACCGTTGTCGACTGCTGATGAAATGTTATTTGGTGCCAGCAGTGTTCATGCTCATGGTGATCACGTCAATGGGTATTTTTGGTTTCCTATCCAAAGCACATTCAGATCAAAACTTAATCAGCGGTGATGTACTGAGCAAGATTGCAATATATGATGAAAAAATCAAGACCCAAAAGGAAAATATTGAAGCAAACCGTAAAGCACTTAAACAGATGGATGAGGGAGTGGACTCGGTATTGGGCCGCTCAGCAGATGAAAAAGGTGCCGACAAGGCTGTGGCTCTGCGAAGAGCCCAGCAGAAAGAGCGTGTTAGACTTCAAAATGAAATACTACAGTCGCAGAAGTCTATTGCGGAACTTAACGATGCCCGTGCGCCTATTGCCGCCGAGGTACGTAAGATCGAAGCAGAAGTTGGGCCAATTAAGTATATCGCGGCGTTCATCTACGGTGACAACCCAGACGCCAATCTATTAGAACGTGCTGTGCGTTGGGTCATTATCATATTGGTTGTGGTGTTTGATCCACTAGCCATCATGATGGTGCTGGCTTCCACAGAGAGCATGAAGTGGGAACGTGAACGACGACGCCAACCGGCCTATGAGCCTGACGATGGCCCATTAACAGATCAGCAGATTGAACAACTACGTGAAACAGCGGAACCAGAATTGCCCACAGGTAAGGTTGTTGAGACCAGTCAGCTGTTCACCGATCCTGGTGAACATCCTGCAGACACCTTTGATCATGAAGTTGAGGGAAAAGATTCAGCTGATCCACATCCACCAGGTTGGATGTACGGTGATTTACAATCAAATCCTCTCAATGACCAACAAATAGAAGAAGTTGTTGCTGAATTTGATCAACTTCGAGCACAGCCGGTGGAGTTCGATCAGGATTATCTAAATGCAGTAGCACAAGACATTGAATCGGAAGATCACGATGATCCAGGAGTCAAAGTTGCAATCAAACAATGGAAAAGCGAAAACCCTGACAAAACAATAAAAGAAGAACGGGCCAAACTTGCCCGAGGAAAAATTGATCAACTGCCCTGGATGCAATTAATAGCGGACAACGACCTAGGCAGAGAACCCACATCAGGCTTTGGTATCAATTTCCCAGCCAGTCCCATCAAAGGCGACACATACATGCGTGTGGATTCTATGCCCAATGTGCTGTACAAATTCAACGGTGCCCACTGGATTATTGTGGACAAAACTTTAACTGATAACTACACATACGATGATGCATACATTGAGCATTTGATTGCCAAACTCACGTCTGGTGAATATGATCCAGACATGTTGAGTGACGCAGAAGCAGATGCCATTGCTCGTCGTGTAAAACCAATTTAAATATGAAATCACCAGACACGTTAGACAACTGTAGTTTCTGCGGCAAACACAAAGATTCAGTGACCAAACTTATTGTGGGAGCAGATGTATCAATCTGCAATGAGTGCGTGGACCTGTGCCAAACCTTGCTCAAAGAAGAATTGACTGAAAAATCAAAAGAGATCACAGACGATACACTGGATCCCAGAGCCATCAAAGACCATTTGGATCAGTATGTGATTGGACAAGATCATGCCAAAATGGTGTTGAGTGTGGCCATTGCCAATCACTACAAACGCATTGCCAACGCTGATGTGGATGTGGAAATTGAAAAAGCCAATATACTCATGCTTGGCCCAACTGGATCAGGCAAAACCTTGTTGGCACGTACTGTGGCACGTTATTTGGATGTGCCATTTGTCATAGCCGATGCCACCAGTTTGACCGAAGCAGGTTATGTGGGCGATGATGTAGAGAGTCTGATCAATCGATTGTTTGCAGCCGCCGGTGGCGATGTGGCCAAGACACAGCGCGGCATTGTGTTTATTGATGAAATTGACAAAATCAGCCGTCGTAGCGAGAGTGCCAGTATCACTCGAGATGTGTCGGGTGAAGGGGTACAACAGGCCTTGCTCAAACTAGTAGAAGGTACCAAGTGTAGAATCACTCCACAAGGTGGTCGCAAGCATCCAGCAGGTGACACCATTGAAATTGACACAGCCAACATACTATTCATTGCCGGTGGGGCATTTGTGGGCTTGGATAAAATTGTAAAGAGTCGTGTTAAAGGCACCAGCATTGGATTTAATGCCCGAGTGTCAGAGGACAAGGACACCAACCACTTGGATCAAACCACACCTGAAGATTTGATCCGTTTTGGCATGATTCCAGAATTTGTGGGACGTTTCCCCAGTTGGGTCGCATTGAGTGAACTCACCAAACCTGACTTGATTCGCATCCTGCAAGACATCAAGCACAGTTATGTCAGTCAGTATCAATGGATTTTCAAACGCGACAACGTAAATTTAGAGTTCAGTGCTGACAGTTTGGATTTGATTGCAGAACGAACCATGGCCAACAAAACTGGTGCTAGAGGCTTGCACAGTGAATTAGAACGAGTGCTGTTGCCGCACATGTATGATTTGACTCGCTACCGTAAAGGCGGAATTCAGACCCTAAATATCAACACTGACCTGGTAAATAATCCTGAATCACTTCGGGAAATAAATGACCAAACCACACGCTAGATCAGTCATAGTACAGGACAACAACATTGAAAAAGCCCTGCGCAAGTTCAAGAAAAAAGTGCAGAACTCAGGCATACTAAACGATGTTAGAGAACGTGAATTTTACGTCAAGCCCACCACAGCCCGCAAACTCAAACGCAGTGCAGCCAAGAATCGTTGGCGCAAACAACTAGAAGCCCAGCAACTCCCGCCCCGAACATATTAATTTTTTCAAATATTTTGACACAGAATGAAATCTGTGTTATAAATATACATGTAGTGCCCATAGTGGGGCTACATTTCAAAAGTCATCTTGCTTAATAAAGGAGAAAACAAATGACAAAAACTCTAACCCTTCGCAGTTTCGATATTCCCGCAATTCACAAATTTGGTATTGGTTTCGAAAACTTGTTTGATGATCTCATGCGTGTGAATGCCCAACAAAGCAACAACTATCCACCTTATGACATTGTGCAAATCAATGATGATGAGTACATGATCAGTTTGGCTGTGGCCGGCTTTGGGTACGACAACCTGAGTATTACCAAGGACAAAAAATTCTTGATAATTGAAGGCAAGCACAATCGTGACGCTGTGGACAACGAAGATGCTACCACAAAATACTTGCACAAAGGCATTAGCGAACGAAGTTTCCGCAGGGAATTTCAATTGGCCGACCATGTGGAAATCAGCAATGCACATCTTGAACTTGGTATTCTTAACGTTCACCTAAAACGTGAAGTGCCTGAAGAAGCCAAACCAAAGACCATTGCAATTACCTACAAAGAGTAATATAATGTAAATACAGTGACAGCAATCTTGCTGTCACTGATTGAGCAACAATGCAAGGAATAGAAATGGCACAAAGCGATACCCGCACACGAATCAAACCATCCGAGGCCGTAACAGAGCCGCCCATGTTCAAGGTTATCTATTTGAATGATAATCAAACCACAATGGATTTTGTTGTAGACAGTCTGATTGAATACTTTAATTACACTGCTGAAACTGCTGAACAAATTACTGTGGACATTCATCAAGCCGGCCAAGCCACTGTGGCAGTGTTGCCTTATGAGATTGCCGAACAAAAAGGCATTGAAGTCACACTCAGCGCACGGTCACAGAGTTATCCACTGCAAATCAAACTGGAACCCGAAACAGTAAATTAATTGTCTATAACAATGCGCAAGGGATGATATACGTATTGACGCCATTCGGTATCTCCCCGGCCTCTACAGTTGTTGACAAACCGCACACCTTGACGTATTTGATCCACTGACCCATGATAGTGACCAAAACACCAGGTGTGCAATTTTTTTTCTGTATCTGCACTCAATGCTCGCATCATAAATCCGTTGCCCATGGTGTTGAATCGCAATGTGTCTGCAAGACCGATGTCGTGTGCAATCAAACTTGAGTTGGGTACAGTGTGTGTGACACAAACAATTTTTTTAACATCCGCATGAGTTTGAAGTCGTTTGATACTGGTAGTCATATAACTAGCATCTGTTGTGGCCAGTCGCCCTACAGTTTTTGCAACTTGACCATTAACTTTGCATTGATCTTGAAACCACAATGAAGTTTGTTCTGCATCTATTGAAGGGTCAAGATGGTACGTCCACCAACCGTTGGTACCTATCACAGCCACCTCATCTACTACTACAACATTGTCTTGCAAGAATACCACATTGGGTATTTTCTTTAATCTACGAGCAAGATCAGCATAACTGGCATTCAAGTCGTCATAGTAATATCGATGCTCGTCGTTGCCATCTATATAAAAAACTGCCTGGTAGCACGATCCAAGATGTCGCATGGTGTTTACTACAACTTCTCGGTCTCGAGCAAGGTCACCTGCAACAATACAGTATGGGCTGGTGGCTAATCCGGTCCAATCAAACTCTGCCCAGGTTTCTGCATGTAAATCAGAAATTAAATCAAATGCAACACTCATGATACATATTTAAAAGGAAACTGTATGAACATTATATTTGGAGACGCCTTAGAAACACTGCCAGACAACTATACTGTGTTGGAGTTAGACACATTTGTATTTCCTCCTGACAGTGAAAAACGCACCAGTTATTGTGTGATAGAAAAAGTTCCCTTGGGTGATTTTCCCTTGATGGAAGCATATATCAAGGTACATACTGACATGATGCAGGCCTATAGAGATCAAAACTGGGACTATTGTTTGCATGCCATCAACGGGCTAACAGGACGTTGGAGCGGCGAGTTGGACAGTTTCTACGCCAACTTGTTAAAACGTGTTGAGAATTATCAAACCAACCCACCAAGTGCTGATTACACTGGTTTCATTGATAGACGTTGAAGCCCGGTTCGTAATTGATCAAAGTATTGATCATCGGCAGTCAGCGGTGCAAAAACTTTTACACTGTTGTATCCAGGCAACGATGCAGCAAAATCAACATCGTTGAGATCTGACAAAGAAATTTCTCGATCAAAATCGTATGTGCGGTACGTGTTGGCACCACGTGAATTTAAATCTAATTCGTCAGCAATGTCCTGTAGCCTACGTTCAATTTCAGGCACAAGATGCAACTGTGATCGAATCTGTTGGGTGGCACTTAATGCAGCCGCCACACCAGACATGTTGGGTTGCCAGGTATGACCATGTGCCCAACTCTGTATGTTCAAAGTCTTTCTCACTGATTCTGTACACACAGCCGCACCCAGTGGACTGTATCCTCCTGTTAAAGATTTTCCAATAGCACAAATGTCAGGTTGTATTCCGTAAGATTCATAACCAAACATGGTTCCATTAGTTCCCCAACAAAACGCCACATCGTCTACAATCATCAACACATTGTTTTGTGTACATATATCACGCAAGGAATGCCAAAATCCTGTGCTGTAAGGAGCCATGGTCACTGCCCAACTCACTGTTTCCAACAACACACATCCAATGTCTGGATGTTGTTTTAATTGTGCTCGTATCTTGTTCAAGGTCAATTGTTCGTTGCCGTGTTGTTGATATGCATATTGCCAATTGGGGCTGTCTACCAACACTGCACGACCAAGGCCAGGATATTCGCCACGCAGATGTTTGGCCAGCATGGTGGTACCATGATAACTCATTGAAAAGCTCAAAATCTTGTCTCGTGATTCACCACGTGCTGACCAGTAACTGTCATTCATGGCAATGGCTGCTTCCACAGCATCTGACCCACTTACTGCCCAGGTCACAGCAGCCCAGTTACCGGATTGACAAATCTCGTGAACCAAGGCATCATTTTGTTCAGCAGTTTCGCCTGTGTTGCCACGAATGAAGTTCACAGAATTGTCAGCAACTGCATCAGCGATAGGCTGATTGGCATAGCCCAAGATATAGGCCATGTTGCCACATTGTATATCCAGGTGTGTTTCACCGTTGGAATATTCAACCCAGTATCCGTGTGTGCAAGTTACTGTTTTTTCCTGTTCGCCAGGTGACCAATATTTTATTTCCATGCAAATATATAGCAGGGAAAACTGGGCAGTTTAAATTTCAGGTTTACTACTACTGGACCGGTCTTCACCAGCACCCAACACACATGCCAATCTTGAATCATATTCTATCATGGTCCATGAACGAGTCTCTTTGTTGACCAACAATGTTATATGAGTGTTGTGTACTGATTTTCCAACCCAGACTGGTGTTTCTTTGTGGGTGTCTACAAAATAGTTCATGACTATTTGTGCATCTGAACACTTCAAAGATTTTTGTAAATCTACGATTTCCTGGGCGTGGGCTATAGAGCTGATTAGGCAGAATAGGAACGCCATTGTTGTATTACGCATGATGGCTCCTTAAACAATTATTTATTATTAGGGTGAAAATGTATCACTCATGATGTACACTGTAACACCCACACGCTGCTGTTCATTGAAGATATCTCGCCAGGCTGGCATTTTGCGAAATCCATTGGTCACCCGATCGTACACAAAGTCAGGTTGGTAGCTGGAAGGTTTGAGTTTGGGTGCCTTGCCAGGATAAGCACTGTTGCCGTGGCAGTGTCGACACTGACCGTCCCATACCTGCTGGCCTAACGCAATCAACGAGGCATCTTTCATCACAGCGTTTGTGAATGCCGGTACCAGATCCTGGCAGTAGGCAGCATGACTAAAGACATAAAACAACAATACCACCGCTGTGTTTTTCATAGTGGCTTCTCCTGTGTGATATTTAGCAGTCGTAAAAAAAGGTCCCTTAGGGACCTTTAGTACTGGTTACGAGTTCCAGCGCCGCTCAATCGTTGCGGTCGGTTTTAAGTCAGTTTAGAAACTGCGTGTGTAGCTCAAGCGCCAGGCATCTTTTTCTTCGTCACCGTAGCTGCGTGAAAAACGCACAGCCACTGCGTCTTTTTTGGTCAATGCATAGCCCACTGTGGCATGCACACGACGAGTTTCGTAAGTGCTGTTAGCATCGCTGTCAATGGCATTGCGATAACGACCGCCTACATCACCAGTGAAACCAGCTGCCAATGGAAACTTGACACCTGCGTCAATAGCATAGGTGCTGAAGTGTGTGCTGCTGGTAATACGTTCACCCAGGCGTCCACCCAAGTAGAATGCACCAAAAGATTTTCTAGCACGAACTTCCAATCCTGAAGTGATTGTGCCTGAACCCAGTGCAGTTTGGCTGGTGTTGGTTTTGAGACTGTAGTCCCAACCTTCGGCAGCTTTGACACCAACTACCACTGCGTTGGCAATGTTGTTAGCGCTGGTTGCACGGTTTTCTTCTTCGCTGTACTCATAGGTAGCATAGCCTGTGGCAAATGCTGTACTGGTTGCTGCCACCAAAAGTGCGGCTGCGATTGCTTTAGTAAATGTCATAATTTCTCCTTTGTTAATTTACTTTATCATGATAGATGTTTTATATAGCGTTGTCAACATCACACAATTTATTTCTTGATCTGTGTCCAAACACGGTCACGAATCTGTTGAGTCAGGGCATCTGGCAACGGCACGTAGTCCAGGTCCAGTGCAGCCTTTTGCCCATTCCGAAATGCCCAATCGAAGAATTTCAGTGCTTCGGCACTTTGACGACGATCTGTGGGATCCTTGTACATGAGAATAAAACTGGCAGTGGTCACTGGCCACACTGCATCGCCCTTTTGATCCACAATGCTCAGGCCCATGCCCGGCACACTGAACCAATCTGCACCAGCAGCCGCGGCAGCAAAGGTTGTGTCATCTGGTGATACCCAGCGACCATTGCGGTTCTGCATCTGCATGAATACCAGCTTGTTTTTCTTCACATACGCATATTCAACATAACCAATGCTGCCTTTGATACGTGCCACATTGGCAGCAACACCTTCGTTGCCCTTGCCGCCCACAGAAGTTGGCGCAGGCCATTTCACAGCAGCGCCACGGCCCACACGGTCCAGCCAAGCTGGACTTGCTGTGCTGAGATAGTCAGTCCAGTTGAAAGTGGTTCCTGAACCGTCAGCACGGTGAACAATGGTAATGAGTTGATCTGGCAAGGCCTTGCCGGGATTTAGAGCAAGAATTCGAGCATCATTCCATTTGGTGATGTCGCCTAGAAAAATTTCTGCCAGTACTGGACCAGTAACTCGTAGTTCGCCAGGTTTGAATCCTGGGAGATTTACAATAGGCACAGTACCGCCAATTATGGCAGGAAACTGTACCATGCCGTCTTTTTCTAAATCTGCACCTGACAAGGGTGCATCTGTGGCACCAAATATCACAGTCTTGGCTCGGATCTGTCTGATGCCGCCTGAACTGCCAATGCTTTGGTAGTTCAACTGAACGTCATGTTTTTCGCTGTAGATTTCGGCCCACTTGCTGTAAATGGGAAAGGGGAAAGTTGCGCCTGCCCCGGTGATGGTGTTTTGCGCATTTGCTGACGGACTCAACAAATACAGTGTTGCGGCCAACAAGGCCAAGATTTTTTTCATGTGTTTTCCTTTGTGAATATGTGCAATCGCACAATAATATTTAAACACAAAGATATTACAGTAGTGTTACAGTTTCTTGACTCGTTTGTTCTTTTTGTCTGGGCCAGTTGCCTTGGCTTCTTCTAGCATGCGCTCGGCAGCAGGGGTTGTTTGGGGAGGATGATACACGTGGGGTTTCAGGGGTTCATTTTTTCGTGGTGCTCGTTTAAACCAACTCATAGGCGGTTCCTTTGCAGGTTTAGATACTTATTATGTGTGTTTGCGATATAAACTCCTGGTTATTGCATCAACTGTGTGATCACAGAACAGTTGTGTCCAAGACGGTGTTGGGCCATCTCAATCATAGCAGAGTCTATGTTTTGTTTATACTCGTTGACCAGGCTATCAAAAAAACTAGTAAAAAACAAGTGTTTGTTGAATTTAGCAATGCTATCAAGATCACTAAACAGTTTGGTTTTTTGCTGCACAGGCAAAACCGATATTCTTTTCATTTCAGCAATAACCGCCTGCAATCTTTGCTTGGGATTTTGAATGTTGTCGTAGGTTTCATCTATCAGTCCGCCAAACGTTTTGAAACCATATTGTCTCAAATATTGCAAACTGCCCGGCGTGGCCATCAATACAAAAGGCTTCCCACAGGCAATTGGACGCAGTGATTTTTCAGTCAAATGCCATCGATCATCGTCAAACAGTGTTTCCAGCACAATTTCAATACCGGTGCTGACATAGTCATCAACACAATAGTCTGCACTCGCTGAAGAAGGATGTGTGTTGGCCGGAAAAAAATTGTCCAGGTTAAAATTTGTGAGTTGAAATTCAGGATTGGCAAATTGATGCTGACCATAGTATCCGTCATCACAAGAGTTAAATGCCATTTTGCAATTGTCATAAAGATGGTTTTGTACTAATTGTTCAGCAAAACAAAGTCTGTATTCTCTGGTGCCAGACCAAGCACGATTGTATATCAAAAAATCTTGTTGAATTTTTGCTGAACTAAACTGCAATTTTGGATCATGCTCAGCATATCTAAACCAATCCAGCGCTATCATGCCATGACTCCAGTAATAAACTGGAACATACCCCTGCTGTGAGTATCGAGTCACATGAGTACTGTGTTTTTCAGAGTGCAACAAAATAGTGCAATCATAATGATTTGTGGGGATAGCCAAGCCCCTTAATCCCAATCCAGCACAATATTCAACAACATCATCGCAGGCAAGGTTTTCGATGTTTAAATTTTTTTCAATGTTTAGGTGATTCTTTTTAATTTGATTTTTAAAATCATCAGAACTGTATCGATCAACATTCAATGGCTCTTGATCATGACAAATCATCACAGCATGACCATTGCGTGAGGCAGTCAAAATGAATTCTTGTGGTGTGAATTTGGCTCTCAAATTCTGCCAGTCTTCGGGAGTTATAGTGTCCATGAGCATACAAAAATCTTCTAATTTTGTTGAGCCATGTGCTCGCCAGCCATAAATTAGTAGATCGTGGTTGACACAGTCATCCAAGTAGTGGTATAATCTATCTAAAGGAACACTCATATGAAAAAAATTGGTTTTATTGGGATTGGCAAACTGGGTCTCGATTGTGCAGAAGTCATGGCCGAAAAGCATGAAGTGCGTGGTTACGATATTTACCCACGTTCAAGCAACTCAGTAAAAGTCTGCGACATTGCGGAGTTGGTTGACAAAAGTGAATGGATCTTTATTGCCGTGCCCACACCACATGCTGAAGGTTACGATGGTAGTGTGCCGTCAAGCCACATGGAGCCCAAGGACTTTGGGCATACGGCTGTGATCGATGCTATCAAGAACGTGAACAAGTATGCAACCACACCTAAAAAGGTTGTGTTGATTTCAACAGTATTGCCTGGCACCACACGCAAGCATTTCTATCCGCTGTTGGATTCAAAACATCAATTCCTGTACAATCCTTACTTGATTGCCATGGGCAGTGTGAAGTGGGACATGGTCAATCCTGAAATGGTCATGATTGGCACAGAAGATGGCAACCCCAATGCCCTGGCAGGCGAACTAATTGACTTATACAAAACCATCATGGTGAACGATCCACGCTATGAGATTGGCACCTGGGACGAATGTGAAGCTATCAAGATCTTCTACAACACATTTATTTCAGCCAAGGTTGGTCTTGTGAACATGATTCAAGACTTTGCCTTGCGTATTGGCAACATCAACGTGGACGTGGTGACAGATGCTCTAGCACGTAGTACCATGCGTATCATGGGACCCAAGTACATGACAGCCGGCATGGGCGATGCAGGTGCTTGCCATCCTAGAGACAACATTGCACTGCGTTGGTTGGCCAAGGAATACAACATTGGTTACGACTTGTTTGACACTGTGATGCATGCACGTGAAGTGCAGGCCAAGAACTTGGCCATGTACCTGTTGGATTTGAGTGTGATGAACAACAATTTGCCCATTGTGATCCACGGCAAAGCCTACAAGCCCGATGTGGAATACTGCATTGGTTCATACTCAACACTTGTTGGGCACTACATTGAACAAGAAGGCCGCCGGGTAGTTTATGTTGACCCACTAGCAGATGATCCCACTAACGTGGTAGAGTCGGTTGATACACCTGCAATCTTTTTGTGGGCACACAACCGCAAGATCACCTATGAGTACACAGGTGATCAATTGGACACACTGCCCTACTGCGACATCAAGCCCGGCAGCATCATTGTTGATCCATGGCGCAAACTCACATCAACCCCTGAGGTCGAAGTTGTCCACTACGGTAACACCCGAGTTCGTTAAATATCACATCCCAGTGTTCTGGGATGATGAGTTCAAACGGCTCGATTATGTCAACGAGCCGTTTAATGATCCTGTGAATTTAGATTTGTGGACTCAACAAGGCTACAGCAATCGATTCACAGGGGACATGTGTGACATGCGCAGTCCACAGCCTCGGTGGAACCAGACGTTTGTTGATATCTACACAGAAATGGGTTGGCAAGACATAGGTACCAGTTACTACAGAATGACCACTGGTACCGTATTGCCCATGCATCAAGACCTGTATGTAAAATACATCCGGCTATTCAACTTACAAGGGCAAGAACATCGTATTCGTAGAGCCATTGTGTTCTTGGATGACTGGAAAAGCGGACATTATTTTGAAGGTGCTCAAGCACCAGTCACACAATGGAAGGCTGGTGATGCGATTGAATGGATGTACAATGCGCCTCACATGGCAGCCAACATTGGTCTAGAACCCCGATACACATTACAAATAACAGGATGGGTATGATTAGTACATACAACGAGTGGGATCCACTGAAACGCATTGTGGTGGGTCGTGCTGACACAGCCAACTGGCCTGTGAATGATCCTGTGTTCAAAAATGAGGGAGAGAAAACCACCTGGAAGGAAACTCCTGTGCCACGCGGTGCTGTGCCTCAATGGATCATAGACGAAGCCAACGAAGACCTTGAGATATTGACTCGGACATTGCAAGATCTGGGTGTGGAGGTACTACGTCCAGATCCTTGTTTGAACTTTCAAACACATGATGGCCTCAGTGCCTACTGCCCAAGAGACCGATTGTTGGTATACGGCTCGACCATTGTGAACCCTGTGATGATGTATCCTTGCAGGGACATGGAAGCACAATGTTACTATGACATAATTGATGAGGCCGAACACTACTTGCACATGCCCAGAAACGAAGGCATGATACTGGAAGCAGCCAATGTGTGCAGGCTCAATGATGCCTGGTTGGTGTTGGAATCAGCAGGCGGCAACAGAGCCGCACTCAACTGGTTGCGTGAACAGTTTCCTGATGTTAAAATTGAAATGTGTAACTTCTATGCTGGTGTACACATTGACTCAACCATTGTGCCCATACGTGAAGGCCTGGTGTTGTTGAATGGTACCAGAGTGAATGACACCAACTGTCCAGAAGTGTTTGAAAATTGGGACAAGATCTATGTGGATGATGTGGTGGCACAAGGATTTTATGAGTATCCATATGCATCAAAATGGGTTGGCATGAACATGTTGGCTGTGAACCCAAACACTGTGATTATGGACCGAAACCAACCAGTCCTAATTGCCCAATTGGAACAACGCAACTTCACAGTGATTCCATTGGAACTGCGCCACAGCCGCACCCTGGGTGGTGGATTTCATTGTGTTACCTTAGATCTGGAACGTGCAAACTAGGTTGACCAATAAAGGCTGCTCATGTATAATACACACATGACTACACCTAAAATTGGCTTTTGTTGCAAGTGGCTCAATGACCCCTCAGAATGTGGTGGCATGAAGGTCAATGCAAAGGACCGTGACTTAAACGGCAGATCAACTACCATGAGGTGGCTGCGCGAACACGCAGGCGAAGCCGAGCAACGCCAATGGGACATCATGAATCACAATGCCGCTGCCGCTGTGAAGCTGATTGAGCGTGTGGGCACACTGCCACCTGAACGCAGAATGGTACGACTGGGCAGTGAAATGCTACAAGGCTATACTGAGTCGTCATGGATTGACTGGTGGCAACGTGCAGAAATACAAGAACACTGTGCAAAGATCTTTGCTCCTGTGGGCGAAGCCGCAAGACGCTTGGGTGTGCGTATCAGTTTCCATCCTGGACAGTTTTGTGTGCTGGCGTCAGAGTCAGACGAGATTGTACAACGCAGTATACTAGAATTTGAGTATCATGTGGACATGGCTCGTTGGATGGGCTTTGGTGCTGGCTGGCATGATCATGGTTTTAAAATTAATGTGCATTTGTCGGGCAAAGGCGGGCCTGCCAAATTCCTGCGCACCCTGGGTCGACTAACACCCGAGGCTAGGAATTTAATCGCTATTGAGAATGATGAGATGTCAAATGGTTTGGACGTTACTCTTGCTGTGGCTGATAGTGTGGCTCTTACTTTGGATATTCATCACCATTGGATCAACACCGGCGAATACATTGAGCCTTTGGATCCACGTGCTCAACGGGTTGTTGAGTCTTGGCGTGGTGTGCGCCCTGTTTGTCACTACAGTGTTAGCCGTGAAGATGTTGTTGTGGGACACAATACCTTTGTTAGACCAGACCTCTCAGCCTTACTCAGTCAAGGCTACAAAAAGCAAAAACTGCGAGCACACTCAGACTTCATGTGGAACACTGCTGTGAATGAATGGGCACTGACCTTTGCTGACCAGTGGGACATACAGGTCGAAGCCAAAGGCAAAAACTTGGCCAGTGAAATGCTGTACAATCAATGGCGGGCCAATGTATAACGTACTAACAGGAATTTTTGATTGGATACACAGTGATTACAAAACTAATCGATTTAGATTTTGTGTGGAAGTGCTGGCTTGGGGTATTAGTATTGGGTGTAGCATCACCATGGCTGCCACTGTTCCAAATCCCCCTTTACTGGTCATGTATCCTATATGGATT